GAGGTTCAGCGGCGAACATCTCACGCTCCTGGGTATCGAGGTAGGCATAATTCGCGAATACATCCCACTTGTGACTGGCCGCGGAACCACCCCAAGTGATACGAAGCTCCACATCATGATATTGGAGGGCAATGAGAGGAAGGGCAGTCTGCCAGTTCTCACAGAAAGCAAACCTGAGAGGGTAGAAGCGCTCGTTGGTAGAGCCACCGTAGAGATCACCGGCAACCGACTTGGAAGAGGAGGTCGCGGAGAGAGTGGGTGCGATGAGAGTAGAGTAGGTAGAATCCTGTTCATCGATAACCTGACCCCCCACCATGAGTTCAACCTTGGAAATTACTGTCCTCCAGTCAGCGACAGCTTGGGTAGCACTCCCGTCGTTGGGGACGAGGTAGACATAGTTGAGCATGTCACCCTTGCGCTCGAAGCGGATGGTGGACATACCACCATTTGAGACGTTGCCTTGAATGACTTGACGCTCGACAGTTTGGGAAAAATTAGTGTGACGTTTGTATGTGGACCTGAAGAAAGACACCTCGGGCTGACCGACGAGGTGCACATCCTGGGCTCCGACGGCTACGAGTTGGGCAATACCACCAGACATTTTATAATATAGTGAGAGTTTATTTTTAAGTGCTGGAAGCACTTTGATACCGAGCATTCACTATCACATATATTTTGCCTGTTCGAGTACTGTAACTCTCGCTTCCAATGCGTCATTACGGGCACGTTCATACTGAAGCTGGCGATCTACTTCCTGAAGGGCGGCTGTCGTGACAGTCCAGATAGCATCCTTTTTTAGGTACACAAAATCGTCTATTTCTTGACCGTACACATATACGTAATTACCTTCTAACATATTTCCATTGTCATCTTCTTGATCATAAACGAATGTGTGTTCTGTAATATTCTCTTTAACACGTATCGTGTTAGGATCTAGCACATCAGTTAAAGTTATATCAATTTCTTCCTGATTTTTATTCATGATTCGAATGGTTGTAGCATTACTTTCTAACGAAGCAGTATTAAAATTTGTAAATACAATCGTTCTGCCATCATCTAAAAGACGAGCTTTTTCGTCTATATTTGGAATATAGTCGGTTTTAAGTGTAGTTGAATATGGTATAGCTTCTTTCACTTCCTGAGCTATAAATCCCCAAACTGGATCACTACCACGTTCACGTATATTTATGTAATTATATTGTTTTGGTTTGAGTTGTCGAAGAGTTCGTAAACATGTATCATCGTTCGCATCAACTATATTAGTTTTTACGCGACGATCCGACATATTTAATGTGGAACCATGTGACCAAAGATAACCACTACACCCGATAGAGTGTCTAGAATATACCCCTGTGTTTGTCATTGATGCATGGGTGGTGACGGGATACGATGGACTATCACCATTATATGTACCGTTATAGTTTGGGTTTGTAAGCCAGTTAATCCACTGGGCACCGGTTATGGCCGTGACCCCTTTATTGTTACCGTGTATATGTAAAGCAAAATTCGGTACGTTGGTACCAATCCCAACTCGACCATCAAATCTTGTTACCCCCCTCACATCCAACTGAGCTTCAGGGACTTTCCCGATGCCGACGGCCGTGTCGCTGATGACCATGGACCGCCCGGTTCGGCCGAGCCGGTACAACTTTTGGACCTCCGAGGCTTCGAGGGCGACGTTGTAGAGTTTGGGGTTGGAGATGAACCCCGTAATAGGGCCGCTACCGCTTGTACTTGAACCCCCTACAAGTAATTTTCGAGCTGTAGATGGTATATTTACCTGCGCGGTGCCACCTGACCCCAGGGAAGGGGTACCCACTTCTTCACCGTCTAAATATAATTTGAATATAATGTTACTTGATGTGAGTGCACCAGTTCCACTTTTCACTCCGACAACGTGATACCATCTATTACTTTCTATAATTTGCCCTGTCGCAACACCCTCGTCATTCACGTGATTAGTATTTATACTCATACCAGTAACCAAACGGTTTTGGCGAACCTGTATGTTTATCAACGTTCGCGCCGATGTATCACCAATATGCATAATTGATTGAATGTCTGTAGTGTCTGCATTTGTAGTTTTAAACCATGCCGACATCGAACAAATCGGATCGGATCCAATATCTGGAGTCAATGTACCAGTATATATATTCCCATTTCCTGCAGTACAATCAAACGCCTTATCCACTAGGGAGTAGGAAACTGGTCCTGCCGTGTTGGTCATATACGTCCCATCATTAAAATTTCCCGAAATATCTATTGGGAAACGATTGACGGTGGTATCGAAATCCACCACCAACTTCTCCGGTCTCGGGGTTTCCGTATCCACGTCGTACCGCGAAACTCGGGGTACATCGAGGGACCTTCCTAGAGTCAGCGAACCCTTATCGAGGGTCGTGGGACCGGGGGTGCCGAAGAATATTAATTCGGCGAAATTTACATTATCTACACTCGCTGGAGATGGACCCAATCTTAGTTTAGTCGTCACCAAAGCCAAATATTTATAATATTTAGTACTATTCACGACAAGGCGTCTACTTTGTACAGTTTCACCCGAACTTTCTGCGATACGTGAGGTACGAAGCGAGGTCCCGGACGCTGTAGACGTCACGGAGTCCACAGCTTCCCAGTTATTATCATCATTTGATCCTAGAATGGCCCAGTTGTCTGGCACGTGTTTATACCATGCTCCGCGGTTTTTTATCTCATAGCCTTGGAGTTTAATTTGATACGGAAATTTAAGCTTAATCCAATCACCTTTGATACCACCAATTTCCTCACTACCTGTGTACAATCCTGTAGAGTCCGAGTATACATTATCACCTCCGTTCCATGTGTTTTGGTTCCAGTTTGGTGTATCGCTTTGAGTTTTATTAAAAGCAAAATGTGGGAGATAAGTTGTCGTGGAATTGGTATATATAGAACTCGCACTCGCACAAAACACCCCATGGCCCTCCACCAACGTTTCGTAGCCCGTCAACCCCCTAGGAGGATACTCTTGAATCCGCTCATCTCCCGCGAGTTCCAATTGGCCCGAGGGTTCGGTGACCCCCACGCCCAAGTGTCCCTTGTACAGGGTCACTTGGGACTTGGACCCCAAAAAGTAATCCTTTTGGTAATCGTAGAGTTCCTTCACTTGGTCGGCGTTCAGGGCCTTGGAGTAGAGACGGAAGTTCGCGATGGAACCGTCGTAAGAGTCATTCGCTGAGATAGTGGTTACAGTACCAGACGAGTCTATGTAGTTTCCTAATGCAACTTTAGCACTGGAATCTAGATTTAAGGTAGTTGTTGTATTCGTATTCTCATCAGCAAATTTTCCATCTATGTATAATTTCATGTTTAAACCATCGCGAACTATAGTCGCATGTGTCCACCTTCCCAAAACTGCCGCAATGCCTGTTTCTACAGATTCATTCGTAGCACCTCCAAAAACATAAAATCTATAATTTCCGGGGTTGGTGTCACCTGTACCTTTGATTCTAAATCCTAAAGATTTAGTACTGGCGGCGTGTCCTATCATGACAATCGAATTACTTCCGGTACCACTCAAAATACTATTCGTCTTAAACCACACGCTATAAGAAAGTGTGGGGGAACCACTAAAGGATGTAGCTCCAGATATAACGGCATCTCCCGAACCATCAAAAACGAAAGCTCCATTTGAAACCTGTGGGTCTCCACCTAGTGTAGCATTGTTAGTATTAGGAGAAAGGTCCACAGGGTTCGTAGGGGCGTTTCCATCCGCCAAATCCTTCGCATCATAGTAGACCTCCAACTGGGTCCCCGTGGTCGCCGGCACGTTGTACACGGACTTTAGGGTGGTGTCTAGGGAAGCACTACCTTCTTCGTGGCCGTAGTATTCGAGTTCACCTATACCCATAAATGTAGAGCTTGAAGTGGCTGTAGAGTTTGTAATAACGAGTGCTAACCTATCGTAGTATGTAGTTGCGTTTACGTGTACAGTATTGAAATAATCACCGTCATAGTAGGTTAATTCCGAAAAACTCGCAAGTTCGTACCACGTTGAACCATCGTTACTTCCGTATAATTTACCAGCCTCGGCGGCTCTATCCGTGTTAGTAGATCTATCGGAGATTCTGAAATGTTTTACTTTTATTCTATTTGGTGTCTGGAGTATGATATATTCACCATTCACAGTTGTAGAGCTACCACCCGTAGCATTTCCTAAATTTCTAGGTGGATTATATGCGTACGTTCCATCTGCTCCGTACACACCGCTACCAACCATCCACGCGACTCCACCGTTTCCTATATCTCCATTGAATGCGTTAAAAGGACGTTCTCCCGCACTATTTCCATTATCATAAATACTACTCCAACTCACCTTGTACCCATTTTCACCTGATGCACTTTCGGACGTGACACTCAAAGCCACCTCCGGGTACTTCCGCAGGGGTCGATCGTGGGGTCCCGTGTATTCGGCGACCACGTTGGAGTCCACCTTGATTTGCGAAACGTTGGAGACCCTAGTGAGGTGCATGTTCCCTCGGATATCGAGGGCTTCTTTGGGGGAGTTCACACCCACGCCTAGGTTACCACCTATGAACGCGATGTTACTCGTTTTATCGGATATGAATCGTCCGTTAACGATCCTAAGGTTTTTGAATTTTGAGTTTGCGGCATTCTGTTCTATGAAGAGATTCACAAAAGCTGAGCCAGTCGTACTGATGACACG